TGCCGAAAGGAAACCACATAACAAAACTTGCCTATACAGACGAGGAACTGCTCCTAATGGCAGATAAATACGAAACCTTATACGACATTAGAACAGAGTATCCAAACCTCTTACGCGCTCTAAAAACACGAAAGATACTTCCAGAGAAATTCCAATGGCCCAGACCAAAAACAGAGAAACGAAAAAGAGGTAGACCTAAACAAGAAAAGATTGAGAAAGAACCTGAAATCAACATAATACCAAAAGCATTTCGTGGTGGAAACAGAAAAGGACCTCACGCTTGCTTCCGAGCAGTAAAGACAGATACTGGCACAATATGTGGAAGATGTCGTAAAGAGTTCCAAACTATGTCGAAGTCTTGTAAAGACTTATGCCACTCTTGTAGCAACGCAAAAGCACTATGGGACAACTACAACTCTAATAAAGAAAACAACCCTTGTGTTCTAAACATACTGGGTAATGTGAAAGACAGATACTGTCATACCATACTGCAACTTCCAGACGGTCCTATGTATATAGGTATTGAGGTAGACAACAAAGAAAAAAGAAGATTATTTGATGCAGGGTATTTGTTTATTCTAAAATAATCCTTACATTTGTAGAAACTAAAATATATTATTATGAAAAGTAAAATCTACAAATGCTGCTTATGTAGCACAATTCAAAAAGGCTACGGCAACAATCCAGCACCATTAGTCGTAGACGATAAGTCTCAATGTTGCGACCTATGTAATGAAAAAGTAATACAAGCAAGATTTCTTGCTGCTTGGAACCAGGACCCGAACGAACTATAAACAATCCATATCAACCTTTTTTCGCTTTTGGAGTATAATATATATAACATAAAAAAAAAGGGCAAACAATGATAGACTACAAAAAAGAAAGAGCCAAACTCCTTACAAAGACGAGGAGTTTTGGGTTTAGAGTTCAAAAGCAAAACGGACAAATATATTTCGGTCATAAAGAAACAGGAGACGAACACCGAGTTTCGGATGATTTTGAGAATATAAGAGCATTTGTAAAACAAGCAGAGAGAGATTACAAACTAAAACAACTTGGACTATGATTGATGTAAAGAAAAACAACACAAACCTGACTGACGAAAGCCTAATAGAGATGAGCCTTGCAGGTGGGGCATACGGAACTCTACAAGGTATGGATATGATAAGAGCAGAGTTCCAGGACCTTATTATGGATATGCAAGAGCGAGTAGGAAGGTGGCGTATATGGTTCTATGACAATACAGACAGAGGCATCGTTGCAAGTTTGTATATCACATACGACGACGAAAGACTTTTGGCAAAGACCACAGAGGTTCAGCGAGACAGCCTACTAAACAAACTTGGAATATGATACTATAACTAATAGCTTTATTCAATCTACATACAAAGAGCCGACCAAAACAAAAGGTCGGCTTTTTATATTTTAGAAAAAGGACCAGAGATGGACGCAGAAAAAGTAATGGACGGTATAATAGACGAAATCTATTCTCTTACAGGAGAACTTGCCGCAAATGTAAAAGCAGAGCAGTATGAAATTGCTGCCATACTCAAAGTGGATATAGAGGATATGCTCCACAAGATAGCAGACAATCTTATTGAGAAGAAACTAACCACTCTACAAAGAGAGCAACTTGACTTCTACCTCGCAGAAGTAAAGCATTCCTTTTTGATTGACTGGTTTGAGGTTATGGAAATGGAACCACCAGAAAGAGAACATAAATAATATATAGAATATGAGAAAGCCAAAAACAACAGAAGCAAACAAACAAGCATTCCTGAAAGCTTATTCGGCACACCTTTGCATTGTAAAGAAAGCGTGTGAGACCATTGGTATTAGCAGAACACAATACTACTTTTGGTTGCAAGACGACGAAGCATTCGCAAAGGCTATTGAGGACGCAGAGGCAGGACAAATAGAGTTCGTAGAAGACGCACTTCTAAAAAGAATAAAAGAAGGTAGCGACAGTTCTATTCAGTTCTACCTGAAAACAAAAGGTAAAAAAGCAGGGTATGGGACACAACTCGACATAACTTCTAACGGGCAGTCCTTGGCGATACCTAACATAATAGAACTAATAGAAGTAAAAAAACAAAATGACAAAGATGAAAATAAAGGAGAAGTATAAGAACTTATACCACAACGGTATTACATACAATTTAGGTAATATGAGCGAAGAGAAACTCAAAAGAGTTTGGGAAACTAACCCAGATTTGAGATATGCTTTTGAGGATGAACCAGTAAAGTTTGACGAAGGTTTGATAGACATTGGTATAGACACACCTGAAAAGTTTGACGCACAAATAAAGAAAGTCGTTTCAACACGAACAAAAAAGAAGTAATATGAATTGTCAACCTTACAGATAAAACACACACCGGTATTCGCCAAAAACTGGAAGTCGCTCAATGACCCGAACATTAGGTTCGTAGTCAATCAAGGAGGAACTCGTTCCAGCAAGACATATTCCTTATGTCAACTCGTAGTTGTTTACTGTTTGCAAAACCCTGGCAAGACCGTCTCAATAGTTAGACGGTCTTTTCCAGCTTTGCGAGCTTCTGTAATGAGAGACTTCTTTGAGATAATGAATACCCTGGGCCTCTACGAGGAGGCCAGTCATAGAAAGGTAGAAAACATATACAACTTTCCAAATGGTTCTTGTGTAGAGTTCTTTTCATTAGACGACGCACAAAAGGTGAGAGGTCGTAAACGAGACCTGCTATGGGCCAACGAAGCAAACGAACTTGACTTTGAGGATTACAACCAGTTGAACTTCCGAACCAGTGAGAAACTATTCTTTGATTTCAACCCGTCCGATGACGAACACTGGCTATACGACATACTCGCAAAAGAAGACGCGGTGCTAATACACTCAACCTACAAAGACAATACATTTCTACAACCTTCTCTTATCAAAGAGATTGAGGACCTTATAGAAGTAGACCAAGACTACTACAACATATACGCATTAGGTCTGCCAAGCAAATCAAATCACACTATTTACAATCACCATAAAACTTACATTGACGAATTAGAAAGATATGACGAGACCATATACGGTCTTGACTTTGGATATAAACACCCTGCTGCTCTAATCAAAGTGCAGTTCAAAGAAGATATGTCATTTGTCAAAGAGGTGCTATACGAGACCCACCTGACTGCGGAAGACCTTGTAGAAAGGATGAACTCATTAGGCATACCAAAGTCTGCTCCAATCGTCTGTGATTACGCGAGACCAGAGATTATTGAGGACCTACTTCGTGCTGGCTACAACGCTCTACCTGCAATCAAAAATGTCCTGGAAGGAATAAATGCTGTGAAACAATCAAAACTATTCTACCACTATGAGAGCAAGAACTTGGCTAAGGAGTTCCGAAACTACAAATGGAAAAGTGCCGGTGATAAACTACTTGACGAACCTGTAAAACTATTTGATGACGCGATGGACGCGATGAGGTATGCTATACTATGGTATAAAAAGAACGGTATGAAAGGTTCTGGTGGTTGGTCGTTTATGTCCTTTTAGAACAAGGGAAACACTGAAATATAATATATATAGTATATGAGTGGAAGAGATTGGAAAAAGCACATAGACACCTTTATTGGAAGGAATTGGAAGTTTATTGAGGAGTGTGCGAATAATATAATGAAAGGAAAAAAGAACAATGCAGGAGACCTATTAGGCGAACTTTGTTTGTTCCTATACGAACAACAAGATAAGGTGGTTCCATACTGTGCCAACGACAATTCACTAAAAGCGTTTTGTTTGAGTTGGATGAAACTACAAGCACAATACCCGAGCACACCGTTCAATCGTAAATATACACCGAACGCACAAGCAGAGGAAATGCCAGATGTTCCTACAAGCGATGAAACGGTTCCAGAAGACGAATACATACAAGACCTACGACGCGTCTATACAGACGAACAGGTTGACAAGATACTAAAAATACACGATATATACCCAGGCCTGTCAAAAGTTCATAAGATACTTTTTCAGGCTTATTTTATTGAGGGGCTTTCATACGACAAGATAAAGGACAGATATGACTTTTATCGCACCGACAAGAACGGAAAGAAGATACACTACAAAAGCAAGAAGTCAATCTATAACCTAATGAAAGAACTAAAAGACGAAATAAAGAAAAACTTATGATTTACTATAACGAAATGCCTGACCTTGAAAAAGCATACGAAAGAACTATAAGACAGATTGCTAAATACCCACTCAACGAGCATAGCAAACTCGCTATTGAATTGCTACTGAAAAGAACAAAAGCAAAGAGACGAAAACAAAAAATAGAAAACTTATGGGATATGAAATAATAATGTTGGCGTGTGTTGGCGTCCTTTTACAATGTGCTGAACCAATTATACTAATGAAAAGATTTTTAGGGTTTGAGGAAGAGAAGTATGACACCTACTCAAAAGAAAAGAGGTTCTTTCACAGACTTCTTTATTGTGCTATGTGTCTTACCTTTTGGGTTGGACTTGCTTTTACTTGGGACTTTGGTATCTCCGTAATAGGTTCTGTCCTTGCAGCCTACATACACAAAAAGATAAACGAATAATATGAACGAGCAAGAAAAACAATTGGCTGCACTAATGGCAGAACTCGAAGGTAAAGAAAGAATAGAGGCAGAACAATGCACTCGTTTATTCAACCTACACAACTTCTTTTTTACAGACCTACCAGAATACAACAAAAGTTGTCCTGCTTGTAGAGAAAGAGTATGGAACAGAATGAAGAAGTTCTGGTCCGACAAAAACACAAAAAGATAAAAATATATTTATAGTATGAAAGCGAAACAAAAGAGTTGGAAAGATATGACCCTCGCGACGGCGAAAGAACTAATGCAGTTAGAGAAGCAAGCAGAGAGTATAGACCCTATTGATTTCATTATTGAAAGAGTTGCCCTTCTTGATAACAGAGACCCTGCCGAAGTAGAGAACCAAACACCTGAAAAGATTTTTCAGCAGAACGATGCTTGGTCTCTTTCTAAAATGCCTGTTGCTAAATTTACACCGTGGACTAAAATAGACGGTAAAGAATATGGTATATCACCACTTGACAAGATTACATTGGCTCAAATGGTTGATATAGAAGAATACTACAAAGGCGGATTAGAGCAGAACATTGACAAGATTATATCAATACTCGTTCTTCCTGTTGCAGATAAAACTATTCTTGGAAAAAGAACATTAGAAGAATACCAGTATGACGACGAACGAGTAGAGGAGGTTAGAAAACTTGATATGGAGTTCGTTTGGCAGAACATACTTTTTTTTTGGACTGGCGTAGAGACATACATATCAAGTTTCAGGGACTATTTAGCGGAAGTGGCGAAGACGACGACGACGGAGATGCAGATGCCAAACTTGCTGAATATGATGAGGGAGTTCAACCAGGTTCTAACAGGAAAACAATCTCCGACGCAAAAAGAGACGCAGGACAAGACCTGAACCAGAAATGGGGTTGGGTCGGAGTTATATACAGCCTATGTGGTGGTGATATAACAAAGACAGAGGCAGTGGTGTCAAAACCCGCAATTGAGTGCCTCGTATGGCTTAGCTACGAAAAAGAAATGGAAATAAGAAAATGAGTTTCACATACAATCAAATACTAAAAGAGATAGAGACAATCGCAATGGCTAACCCGTTCATAAAAAGGTTTGGCTCAGGTGAAATCTCCGACATAGAGACTGACGGTCCAAATTCGGAACTATACCCTATGTGCTGGGTAGTTCCTCAACAAGTAGAAATAGGAGATAATGATATGGTCTACCTTCTTCGTATATTGGTGTTTGACATTGACGACACAGACGATAGCAAACAACAAGAAATACTTTCCGATACTTTACGAACTCTACAAGATATAATAAAGATTTTTAGAAACTATAACGACGCATACGCATTGGAAGGCAGACCTACTTGCTTTCCTTTCACACATAGGTTCGTTGACTACAACACTGGCTGGTGGTCCGATATGAGAATAACAACAGAGCTGGCGAACAACCCTTGTGAATACCCAGAGTAATGGCAGTAGACAACATATACAAAA